TACTCTATTCTACCACCTATACATATTTTACTCTATCTTGAACGCAGGTAGTGCGTACTTAGTACCCTCTATTGGAGTTGCAGGGATATTGAGGTTGTCAACCACCATTTCAACTGGAGTTTCGGTATAACTCCACACACCAATAATCAATGTAACATTATTCTTATCCATTGAGGTATCCTCTATTGGGTCAACAACCGAAAACCAAGTCTTCCCATCAGTAGAACACTCAAAATTGAATATGTCGCCAACAACACGAATCTTAAAATATTTATGAACATCAGGATCATATGTTTGTCCAATTTCCATAGTAGCTGTTTTTTTACTGTACACAGTTATCTTGTCCACACCACTTATCCTATCTATTGCGAACGACAAAGCATTACTAAGGTTCTGGTACATACACAAGGGATACGCATAATCCTTATCTACATTAAGAGTTGCCGATACTAACTGTACAGATACTGAGCTATTCGCTACTGTGTAGGAAGGGTTCTTACTGTCAATTTCACCATTATCTGTCAAGGTTAAAACCCCATCTGCCACAACACCAGACGCATACCATAAACTCGTATCTATGTGATTAAACTTGTCTTTTAGTTGGTTTATGTTTGGCATCACTACAATTCCACATCAATATAAAACCTTGCAGTTCCTGATACCTGATTCCCAGCACTACTACTATTGTTTGCTACATAAACATCCTCTGTAATTGCTCCTGTCCACTCTATCCAGCCCTGAGTCTTACCATACACTCCATAGTTGACAGCATTTGTACTTCCTGTCATAGCAGTCGCTGTATTATACAAGGTAACAACTGTTGTTGTATTTACTCTATGTGCGTATATCGCACTCAATGTAACAGCATATGCTTTCAAATCTCCTGTTAATCTCATTGGAACTGCACCGTAGAATGGAACTGCTAACTGGTTTCCATCTGCATAGCAAACATAGTTGTCAACAGAAAACACTTGGTAATACCTAGAACAGTCTAACAGTTCCTGCTGGTATCCTTTAGGACAAAATGGTAATGCTACACTTCCCTTACACACTTGAAACTGTGCGAAATATACATTGATGTTCGTACTACTGGAGAACGTAAGAGTTATTTCCGCTTCTATACCATTCGCTATTGAATAACTACTTGTTGGTGAGGTATCTGGGAGTGTGAAGGTAAAGCTGTAAAGATGCCAATCAGAATCCATAGTTGCACTTGTGGTATCGGAGACAACCGTCATCTCCCTTGTTGTAAAGTTGTCCACACTACTGCAATAGTTTACCCTTACACCAATAGTTGCGGTACCAGTTATAGCATCGCCATAATTGTAAAAAGAGACGGTAACTTCCTTGCCACTAAAAGTTCGTGCTTGTTGCCCTTCTATTTTCTGGCGGAGTGTCATAGTTTTACTTGTACCACCAGTTGCACCAAAAACTCTGAGTGAGTACGAACTTTTCTTATTTGGAACCCCTGTGCTTCTTGCCACCGTTGCAACTGAGGTGAAGTTATCATAATATACCCATCTATCTGCCGTATAATCTCTCGCTGAGAAACTCGTTCCCCTTTGCCATATATCAAAGTTTCCATTGATTATTGCTTGTCGGTCTATGCCATAAAGAACACCATTATCTATCGCTGTTCTTATTGNTTTNGCACTTGCNANTGTGTCATCACTTGCNCTAACNGANGCTAAATCTGTATCTAGAACACCAGACTTTAAATTACTTACAGTTAAATCTGCGATAGTATTTACATCTGCATCTATAGTCTTATTCGTTAAAGTTTCAGTTGCATCCTTATTCCAACCAGCTACAAACAAATCCCAGTAATCAGTCCAACTTGCACCTACACTAGGCTCTGTTGAAGCTCCTGAGGTATGCCCTTGTGTACATACATAACCACTACCATCATTCTCTACTGTATCATTTACTGCATATACTGTTGATGTTGCCCATGCACCTTTCCATGTAAAACCACTTGCCATTAGATCATTCCAATCTTTGGCTGTGATACCCTGCATAATAATATCTCCAACCACAATAGTCCTTGCTGTTGTACTCTCTTGCTCTCTTGTAATTGTCAAAGTGTCTGTAGCGATATTAGTAACCATTACAATCTCTGCATTACTACTATCTGGCTGTTCTCCCTCTGGGAAAACTATTGCAGGTTCATCATCTGCAAATAATGCTCCCTTGCCTGATGCAACAACTAAAGAAGTACCAGTTGTTGCTGGATCAGGAGCTGTCGCTACAGTAGTTATTACAAAATTCTTCTTTGCCATAATCCTCTATCCTAAAGTTAGTTAAGCAAAGATTATGATGTTGTTGCTACAATCTTGTGTGTTATTTGTAAACTATCACCACTTGCTACATTGATTGCACTAAATGTTCTGTATGCTATTAAATCTCCACCAGAGGCATTGTTCAAAAGACCTTCTTCTGTAACTGCAAAAGCATTTGTAAATGTGAAAGTATTAACAGACTGACAAGTATCACCTGCACTTGTTGTTTGCTCACTTGTTGGAGTAACTGCTGTTCTCTCTCCACCACCATCTACTATCTCACTATTTAGTGCTGTAGTACCACCTGTACCAATACCTATTGCCATATGAGAAATAGGATCTGCACTTACACCACCAAGCAACTTCATTGCTTCTGAAAGTCCTGCTGTCTTTATCTCATTGTACATAACACCTTTAAATGTCCAGTTTCCTGTAAGCAATGGCAACCTAACATCTAAATTAAAAGCTTTGTGAAGTACATCCCAAAACTTATTCCCTTGAAAGATTCTCTTTGAGTTCCCCAACTCATCTTTCAATTCCATTTCCACGATTCCTTTTATTCCTATTTTTGCTATGTTTTCCATAGTTTGTTTAAATAAATTTATTTCTCGCTATCAATCATCTCTTTGTTAAATTTGATGATGTCTTTTAGGTCTTTAATAAGGACTTCCAACTGCTTGATTCTACCCTCTGCTTCCCTAACCTTAGCTTCCCTTACCTTCTTGTCTTTCNCTTTTAAATATCTAGGTATTAGAGTTTCTTTATGATACCTTATATCCAGCTTTCTTGCTAACATAGTCTGAATATTCTGTTCACACANCTCTACTAACAATTCCTTCTCATTCTTCATTCCTTTAAATATTATAAATTAAATCCATTATCATACCTATCACTAGGTCTTTGGAATATCGTTTCCTTGCCTCTGTCCAATCCTTTAAGACTGTGTAATGCCTTAGCATACAAAGCATAGAAGTTCTGCTCCATTGAAGTAAAAGGAACAGGAACATCCTGATTNCTCTTCCACTCCATTGATAATGCTGTNGCAAACAACTCATGCATAGTTTCTGGTATNCCATACAAATCAAANTCNACATCACCCTCTGCCCCAACTGCTGGAATAGAAGAAGGTAANGCACTAAANGAGTATGTCCATATNTTCAANCCATCTGTAACTGCTGTTTCAATTTCTCCTGTAAGTAAAAATAATGAACCTCTAAATATCTCATAACCTGCGATACCCTCGTCATTGGTAAACCTTTGGAGTATTCTCTCTTCCTCAAAAGGAATCTTCAAATCATTCAAGTCATACTGCTTAAGATCTACCCAATCCTCTCCATTGAGCATGGCTGAAACACTCTTTAATCTTGGAATCATATCGCTTGGAAGGTTGTACTCTCTGGAAAGATAGGTAACGCCTGTGTCCACATAAGTACCTGTTGTACCTGTTACTCTCAAATCTCTAAACTCTATTGAACCCATGTAGTCCTCATTAACCTCTTCTATATCTGCTTGGAATTGAGGAAGCTTGGCTTTAATATACAAGAGTGCCTCTGTATCAGGGAATGTAGTTGTATTAGTCTTTGATTTAACTCTAGCAAGACTAACTATATCTGTTATCTTCATAATATATTGTAGCACAAAGTTAAGTAAACTTTATGCTTTTACATACCTTTTCTTATAGACCAAGAGCTTCTCTTGTTCTATCATCCCTATCGGCTCTTATTCCCACACCACCACTTTGATTAGGAATATCCAGTCCTGAATCTTTCTCAGCACTCTGGTACTTTCTAAACATCTTGGCTACTATATCTGGGACAAGAACTGCTACCCCTCTTGGTACTTGAGCTACAGCACCATTGATTTTAACTTCTTCTATATAACCACTCTTCATACCATCTTCTACTTCCCATGTGTCTACAACTTTAGGTCTTGCATTTAACATGTCTGCAAACCTACCACTATCAACTACTACTGTCTTCTTAAAATGAACCTCTGTAATATTCCTATCCCCCATCAGTTCTTTAAGAAGTTCCCTTTTCATAACTTCCCTCTCCTGAGAGGACACAGGTTTACTAAGTTTCTCTACTAACTCAGACTTCTCCTCAACTGGAGTTGCCTTGCTCATTTCCTTAGCCATACTGTTTATATGATTAAATTAACTTACTCTATAATATAAAACATATCGGCAAGAATAGCAATATTGAACACAAAGAGGGCAGTTGCCCTCTTCATGCAGGAATGTAAGAATTTTGGGTATGCAAAAACATTTCTGTCTTCACATGTTATCATCTGCTTCTTACAGCAGTTCATAACCTTATTAGGCTATCGCTTCTAAAGCATCAACTTTATTAGTATAAGTGTCTGTTACTGTTTCTGCATCTAATAGTGTTGTTGTAGCATCAAACAATGCTGTTGTTACAATCTTAACCTCTCCTATCTTGAATCCACCAGCTGGAGTTGCAGGACATTCTGCACCTGCTCCAAGTAATGTTGCTGTTCCTTTGAGTATTTTTACTGTATTGGAAGCATCAAGATATATATTGTAGACTGCACCATATCCAGATGCAATGTCATCAGTTGTCGCTGTGAAGGCTACTTCACCACCTGATACTGCTGTTATTACTCCATCTCGCATCACAACAAACGCACTATGCTTTATCTTTGCTTTAGAACTTGTACCAATTACTAATGTAGGATTTGAAAGCAATCTGTCGTTGTTTACTCTGTTCAAGCGATCCTCCAAGTCATCAACCAATGCTTTGAAGTTACCACTATATAGATAATCTTCTCCACCATAAGCTGAAAGTGAGAAGTCTGGAGTTGCTACCACATCTGTTTTATTCAAATAGGTATCAGTTACTGTTACTGCGTCAAGCTCGGTAGTTGTTGCATCAAACAATGCACCTGCTGAAGCTACTCTGACTTCACCAAGTTTTAGTTTCCCTGCTGGAGTTGCTGGAGTTACAGCATCCTCTGCACCACCAAGAATCTTTACTGTAGAACCATCAAGATATACATTGTAATTCTTAAAGTGTCCATCAGTTACATCATCAGTTGTTGCTGTAAACGCAACCTCTCCACCTGTTATTGTTGTAATAACACCATTTAGTATGTAACTAAACGCACTATGTTTTATCTTTGTTTTAGCACTCGTACCTATAACCAAAGTAGGATTTGAAATCAATCTAGCTACACCATCATTTGCAACTATGTTAAGCATAGAAGTCAAAAGACCTTGTGAGTTATCTTGATACAACCAGTTCTTGTCTGTGTAACTGGCTACACTTATAGGAACATCTGTTTTGTTTGCGTATGTAACTGTCAAATGAACTGCATCTAAGTCATCAGTTGTTGCATTAAAGATTGCTCCTGAGCATACTACTTTAACTTCTCCAAGCTTCAATCCACCTGCTGGAGTTGCTGGGCATACTGCACCTGTCCCACCTGTTGTTGGCGTACCTTTCAATATCTTAACTGCATTAAGTGTGTCAAGATATATGTTGTAAACTGCACCTGTTCCATCTACTAAGTCATCTGAAGTTGCTGTGAAAGCTGTTTCCCCACCTGCTATTGTGGAGATAAGACCATCTCTAACTACTGTGAAAGCACCATTGAGAACCTTNGCTTTAGAGCTAGATCCAATGGCTAANGCTGGAGAACCTACTATGGCTATTCCACCCTGATTATTAACCTGAGCAATAATGTCATTGACAATCTCTTTGAGATTGGCATTGTACATTACATCTTTACTTGTGTAAGACATAATATTGTCTTTTAAATTTAGTTTTTGGATATTTTCATACCATTGGTATACCTATAACCCTAAAGATACTGCTTGTTTATTTTTAGAGGTACAAGCAGTAAAACCTATCAAGAACAAATACCTACAATTAGACTATTGCATGTTCTATTCTTATCATCCAAGATTGATTTAGAATCTTAGTGATATGATTTGCTTTCCATCCAATTGTTCCTCTTTGCTTTAGAGGATCTGCACTACCAGATGAACCAAGTTCTGTAATGAACATTTGCATTGCATTACCTTGAATACTTGTTACACCATAAGCATCTTTACCAAAAATCAATGTATGATATACATCAATACTTCCATTACCACCATCTTCCTCAACATATGCTTGAGTTGATTCAACGAATCTGACTCTATCATATTTACCAACCTCGTTAGGCATAACATCACCCTTGTTAGCATACTGCTCTACTGATACGAACCCTGTGATAGCCTTAAGATTGACTACTGTCTGAGGATGTACAATACCAACAAAACATGGAGCTACTGGAGTTGTTAAGTAACCAGCATCTGGAGATACAAAGTTAGTGATATATTTAGCATTGGCACTTCTCAATGTTGAGATTGCTCTATCTAATATAACTTTCTCAAGAACATCTGTTGCAGAAACATCAGAAGTCTGAGCATTTACCTTAGGACTTGAAGCATCTGCAAAGAGTACATTTGTACCCTGTACAAGAACATCTCTTGATAATGTATCAATTGAGAGTCCTGCTTGTTCACCTAATACCTCAGTCAATTCTGTTAGAACTGGATCTGGGGATTCTATCGTTACTTTATCCGTATATGTGATGTAATCACCATACCATAAAGCTGTAGCAGTTATATCTGTTACACTTGGGTTTGTTCCAGCTGGAGTTTCACCTTCAGTTAGAGGAGTTATGTTTGCTGTTAAAGCACCATATTTCCTAAACTTGATGACACCTGTTCCACCAACAGGAATGTTTCTTACCTGTCCAAAGTTAGGATGGACTAGATAAGGCTTCTCTCTCTCAAGTAACAATCTATCGTAATAGTTGTTAATTGCATGAGGNATTGTTGTTACTGATGCACTCATCTTATTAAATATAAAAATTAAATAACTAATAAAACAAAAAACCTAGTCGGAAAATCAAGACGATTCTCTAACTAGGTTATTCCTTTGCTTTTTCAGTTGTATTTAAATATAGAACATCTATGCTATCTTGTCAAGACTATGAGTTCTTTACACTATTTACAAACTTCTCAAAGTCATTCGTGTTCATTGTGCCAAAGTCCACAGAAGTACCTTCACTCCTACTAAGACTTGCTCCACCTACTCTACTCTTTAACGCTACACCTGCATCTTCAATGCCACTTCTTCTACCAATCTCTATCCACTCAGAAGGACTCTTAATGTTTCTAATAGCAAACTCTACTGGATCTGAATGTCCCCTTACAATTGCTTTCGCTGTAATCTCGGCAATCTCGTCTGCATAGTCTGCGTACATTGGGTTCTCTTTCACAAGCTTTGATACTTCCCTTTGTGCTTCAATTGTTGCTTTGACCTCCTTTATTTCACTACCATTATCTACAACAACTGACTCTTTCTTCTCTACAACTTCTTCATCCTTCTCTGTTGGCTTCTCCACCACTTTGTCATCTTCACTTACATCTGCAAAAGGATTAAAGTAATCCTCCACATTCTCTTCTACTGCACTCTCATCAGGAGCTTGTACATTTACATCCTGAGTTGTAAGTTTTTCTTTTACTTCTTCTGCCATTGTTAGGGCAATAAAAATTTATTTAGTAAACCTCTGATGGTATCTCTCTGTCCTCTATCTCAGACAAGTCCTTGATAAATGTTTCAGGCATACCAATCAAATCCCTTATATAATACAATCTTATACGCAACTTCTGCAACTCATCAAAACTCATCTGTTTGTCTATATCATTTAACTCTATCTCTAAGGACTCCTTGCTTCTGTTAAGATACAGACACAATATCTTCCAACCCTTACTGTCTGCCAACTCCTTTAAATGATGGACAACATCATTCCTACCAGCTTTAGTCTGCAAAGCTTGGGCATATCCCTCTAGCGTTATTTCCTTCATATTACATTCCACTTAAATTATCTACATTTGCCCCTGCATCTCCATTGGCATTAAAGAACCTTGAGGACTTGGAGCTACCTGCCCTTCACCCATACCCATCTCATTTTGATCTGGATTGAGTGCTGGATTTGCCTGTTCCAACTTCAACGCCTTCAAGTGTAGCATCATATGGGTATCCTTAATTTGAGAATCCCTTGCTTCTTTGTGTACTCTTA